CCAACAGCCAGCGCGAAGCTGGCCGTCGCAAACTGCACAACAGGCGTCAGCTTGGGCAGTTCCATTACTTGTCGGCCTTACGCTCAAGCCGCTCAAAGATGGCCCGGCACATCTCTTTGATTTCTTGGATGTCGGCCTTCATTTCCGACCGCGGCACGTACACGGTGTGCAGTTCGCGCTCAATGGCCTTCATGTCAGTTTGCAGCGCCCTGACGCTCTCCCACACCACTTTCATCATCCAACCAATCGCAGCGCCGGCAATACCCACGATGATGTTGTACAAATCTTGCGTCATGGGCGGCCTCTAGCGATTAAAATAAGGGGCGAGCATGTTGGCGATAGGGTCTTGCTGTTGCGGCGGCGCGGGCGCCATTGCGTTTGCTATCTGAGGCGCTACGCGCGCGGCGGGGGACCGCAAACCTTGCGCTGTAGCCTCAAACGGGCGCCGGGCCGCCGCGCCAACCTGCTGTTGCCGCGCCGCAAAAGTTTGCGCGCGCTCCAACGCGGCGGCTGTCTTAGCCGGGTCCATGAGGTCTTCAGCAATTTTAAGCGCCATTTCCTGATTTAAACCGCCCTCTAGTTTGTTCAAAATGGTTCGGGCGGTAGTAAACACGCGGTCCATAAATGGCGGTACGGTCGCAGGGGAAACCGCAGTAAACAGCCGCTCCATGTCTGGCACCGACGCCTTCCCACGCGATATAAGCCTATTCGCCTGTTCCTGACGGTTAAGGTCGCGGAGGATGTCGTTTATGACTTTGGTGTCAGAACCAAAAAGTTCGGTAAGGTAGGCGTAACGCCCGTCGCCCGTAGCGCGGCGCATGGTTTCCGGGGCGTTTTCAACCGCGCGAGCAAAATTTGCGGCGCGTTCAGGGCCGCCAGTAAGCGCCGATCTTAAGTTTGATTCTAGGTCTTGCGCCACCTTAAGCCGGTCGATACCTTTACTGGCGTCGGCAAAAGCGCGGCGCGCTTCCGCAGATTCCGTTGAGGTCTTGTTAAGCCAGCCAAGAAAATCCGACCGTAGCTTTTCTAGCGCGCGTAAATCCGCGGCGCCTATCCCCGTCATGGGATTTTCGGCGTCTTTAATGGCCTTATCAAGCCCGCGCTTTACATATTCCAAATCCCGCACTGAGTATTGCTGCGGCGGCTCTGGCGCGCGCGGCATCGGCCGACCTTCGGCAGTCAATAGCCCCGACGGCGGCGTAGGCTCCGGCGGCCGCAAAGTGAACGGCTCCCGCAAATCTTGCGCGATTTGTTCCGCGCGGGACAATGCTTGCCGGCCAGATGGTGTTGCCAACAGTTCGCGTATGGTGTCGTCGGCGGGCACTGTTGTGGCCCGCGCCCGCTCAAACATCGGGCCGGTTTGCCTAGCGCGCGCCTCGCTGGCCATTTCAACAGCGCCGGGGCGCCCGCGCAGCACGTCAGGCGGCGCTTCGCTCAACTGACGCATGTACGACATACGCGCCGCGTCTTGCGCCGCTTCAATCTCGGCCACACTAGAAGGGAACCGTTTTTCGGTCGCTATGTCAGCGGTAGCCGCAAAACGTGACGCCCCAGCTTGCGCGGCCCGCTGCGCCGGGGTCAATTCAACGCCAGGCACGCCGGGCACGACCGCGCCTAAGCCTTGGCCACGCATTTCAGCGATAAGCTGCGGTTCGCGGCCCTCTGAAACGGAACGGTAAAAGGCCGATTCGGGGTCGGTTGCTTGATACAAACGAGAAGCCCCGGCGCCCGCGCCGCGGCCCAACGCTTGAATGGGTGCTATAACAGGTGTCAAAGGGTTGGTGGCAGTTTCCGCCCCCTGCAACACCCGCGCAGTACGTGTCATGCCAAGCCTAGCCGCAGCGGTACGCCCGCCGCTCAATAACATAGATGCGTCAGCTAAAAACCCTACAGGGTCTTCCGCCACTTTACGTTTTAGCCCTTCCCATGACCCGTAATCGGCGGCGTATTGACCCCCGACTAAATTTGCGGCTTCACTAATTCGCCGCGTTGTATCGGGGTTATCAAGTCGGTCAATAGCCTCGAACACTTGCGTGGGAAGCAAAGCTTTTGCGCCCGCTCGAAGACCGCCCGCGGCTAAATCCATTAACTTTTGTGTAGTTTCAACTGGGCTAATGATAGATTCTATAAGACCACCATAGAATTGCCCGGCGCTGCGCGGAAGGTTGCTAACCGCAGCGCCCGGCACTTCGCCCGCCGCGTATTGGCGTGGGCCGGGGATAGCGTCGCTAGGCGTGGAAGGCGCAGGACGGGCCGGCGCCGCGTACCGCGACCAAGGCCCTTCAGGCGCAGCTTCAGCCGCCGGTGGCGCAGCGTAGCGTTCCCAAGGTCCAGCCATTACTCGCGCTCCCAGTTCTGTGCGTTGCTGGGGTCGCCGCCTTTAAAGCGGTAACCGTCTTGAACAGTACCGGGCGCCGGCGCTGCCGGGGCGCCCGTGCCTGCGGAACCACGTTGGCCAGACAGCCGCTCACGAATACGCGTTAGGTCTTGCGTCAACTCTACAAGCGCGGCGGCGCGGGATTTATTTGTAAGGCTGCGGTCGCCTATCTTAGCGGCCTGCGCTTGCAAAGAATCAAATTCGGCTTTGTTCAGGTCGCCCCGCATACGTGGCAACAGCGACGAAAGCCGTGCTTGCGCCGTTTCTAGCCTTGCTGCGGCTTCAGAGCCGCTTGTTTCTTTATTAAACAGCGCCGCAAGACGGTCTATTAACGCGTTTATGCCGCCGCCGGTGGCGCGGCCTAAAGTGCTGACGCCGGTGTTAGGGTCGCGCCCTGTGATACCGTTAATGATGTCCATCGCGCTGTCGATGTTGCGTACGCTGTCTTCGCGTTCTTTTTCCGACTTGGCGGCCTCTGTTCCGCGCTGACGCGCCCGTGCTTGTTCTTCCTCGCGCCGGAGCCGCATTTCGCGGGCTTCGGCAATGCTCCGCGGCAGACCGGGTGCCGCCGGGCGCACGTCAGACACAGGCATGGTCAAGGGGTTGCTGGCCAAGGTCGCGTCGTCGAGGAAGGCGTCAGCCTTCATGCCGCCGCCCGTGGACGGCTTGACAAACGCGTTGGACACCGGCGTCGCCGACATGGCGTTGGTCAACGGCGTTTGAAGCACCGGCGACGTAAGCGCCGCGCTAGGCTCTACGCGGTTGTCCGGTGCGCCCATGGCAAGCAGACGGCGCCGGGCAGCGCCGGGACCGTAGTCAACCGTATCGCCCGCCCACGCAATGATTTGCCCTGCGGTTTTGCCGCGTAAAAACGGATTGGCGTCAATTGCGTCGGGGGTCAATATACGCTCGACAGGGGTGTTAGGATCGGCGGATAGCAACCGCCTAGCCCCGCCCACACCGGCAAAATGCGCCAGATAAAGGTTGGCGCCGTTAGGCTCAAAGCCCGCTCGGGTTAAAACCGATGCGTTGCGGTTGGTATGCGCCTCGCCCAGAAACTCTTCAATGGGCCGACCATCTGGCAACGTGGAATTGCGGTATGACAGGATTTGAGAATTGCTCAACCCGCGCGCGATGTCAGGGAAATTGCGCTTAAACTCGTCGATAAACGTGGGGTCGATGAACTGGAATTGACCCCGCGCCGACGACGCCGGGTTAGCCCCGCGGCCTTCGCCGCGGTCTATGGCGGGCAGAATGGCAGAAATGTCCGTGGACCGCGAAGTGGGGACGGGCGCTGCGCCTGTCGCGGGCGCAGACAGCGGGATCGTGTCGCCAGCGGCTGCGCCTGGCGCCGCCGGGGCCGACATAGGCGTGGCCATTGGTGCCGCGCCGGGAGCCGCGGGGGCAGCGTTACGCGCCGGACCTTCAGTAAAAGGTACGATTTGCCCTAAACGCCGGTTCATCAAGAACGGCGTGCCTTCTATTTCAATTTTTTCCCATTCCGCAAGCGATTGATCGGCTTTTTGCATAAGTACGTCTAGGCGCGCGCGGTCAAAAGTCGGCGGTAATTGCCGTGACCAACCCGGTACGTCCCGTTGCACGCGGGCAAGAAAATCAGCGTAAGTGTCGGGGGTAAGGCCCGGCATTTCGTCGCGGTATTGTTGGGTTAGCTGGATACCGCGTTGAACATCTGCGTTTTGCGCCTGACGGCGCTGGTTTAGACCCGCAGTCAACGCTTGATACGCCGCTGCGCCTGTCGTTGGCGCAACAGCCAACAAACGGTTAGGCGCGTCAGGAGACGAAATATCAAAGCCTGGCGTAGACACTAGCCGGCGGATATTACCTCGCTCTTGCTCCGCGCCCATCAACTGCTGTTCGCGCATCGCGTTTAGCGACTGTTCCTGCATAGCGTTTGCGATGCCGGCGATGTTGGGTAGCTGAAAAGGCCGGAGTTCAGGTAAAGGAGGAAAGGAACCGGACATGTGCTGCCTCCTTCTATTGGTTAGCTACAGAGTAGGTGTTAAGCCCCGGCGGAACGGGAGGCCCGTAAAGATTGCCGCCTTGGTAATACTGCGTCCTCGCTCTATTGAGGTTCATTTGCGATTCCAATAATGGGTATTGCGCGGCGAACCCTGCGCCGGTGCTAAGGCCTTGGTTCAGCGCGTTGGCCATGTTCATGTACCCGGACGCGCGGGCTTGGCCGCCAGCCATTGCAGTGTTAGCCATACCTTGCCCGGTTTGCCCCGCCGCACCGGTCAACACATTGGTGCTGGTTTGGCCCGCACCCATAAGACTTTGCAGAGGATTAAGTTGATTGGCGCGATTGGCCTGATAGCGGTTGAAGGCGTTCATGTACTCTTGCGACGCCAAATCCTGCCCAAACCGTTGAATACCTTTCAGCGTGGCGCCCGACAGCAGGCCGCCGCGGGCGGCTGCTGACCGTTCAAGTGCCTTCATGCCCTCGCTCATGCGGAACCCGTATCCGGGGTCGGCGGTATAATCGGCCATGCTGAAATCGCGGGCGTATTTACCATAACCGGGCGCGGTTTTATCTTCGCTTAGGGCCAAATAATCCAACAACCTGTTTTGCGCGGTCAAACCGGCTTGGCGAAATGGCTCCTGCAATTCCTCTTGCCGGGCGTATGCCTGTTCTTGCGCGGCGGCGGCGTCACGCGCGGCCCTTTTCTGCGCGCCTGCCGCTTTGTCCGCCGCGTACATGCTGCCGGCTGTGCCAATTAAGGCGGCGCCGCCTATAATAGCTGCTGATGCGACCATGGCGTCAGTCTCCGATCCACTTGGTGTAATACACTTCAACAGGCTGCATTTTCAAATACTCAAACAGCCTAGATGCGTCTTTGTGCAATTTGGACCCAAAAAACATGCGCTGGACGCCCCGGCGCTTGGCCTCGGCTTCTACCGCCCGAAAAAGCTTTACGCCTTCCATGCGCCCGCGGATGTCAGGGTGGGTCCAGAAGATGTCCATCTGAAGGGTCAGGCAGGTGCTGTAATGCAGGCCGGGAAGGACAAAACCGACGAAATACCCAACCAGCCGCGCGTCCTGCCGCAGCGTCACGACAAGGAGTTCATTCGCTGCTTCGCTGGCCGCGTACACGTCGTACCGCATGGACAGCGGCACCTTGTCTTTGTTCAGCGCCAGTTCTTGCCAGTGCGCGGGGAAGAGTTCTACCGCGTCAACAAGAAACTCGCTCCAAGGCTCAACCTGCGCCGTAATTACGTCTGAGGTCACTGTGTCACCTGGCGCCCGCTGGCGCGAATGTTGATCGCCGCGGCGGTGCCGGCAATCGTGGAGATGAACCCGCTCGGGGCCAGTATTTGACCCACAATCTCAGGGAAGGTGTATGTCTCGCCGGCCTGCAACGTCTTGGTCTTAACAATCAGGTTGTCGTTTCCGGCGGACCCGGCGGCCGTGACCAGATTGACGCTGAGCGTCGCGGCGGCGGCGCTGTAATTGGTCGCTGTAAACTTGTCGATGATCGTCGTCACGCCGGTCGAGGTGTACTGCGTCGTCTGCGCGTTCTCGGCGGTCTTGGCCGGGATCAGGACGGTTACGGTAACGGCCATGTTACACCCCTTGGTTCGACGGCACGGATGCCAAAGATATTGTTACAATAGCAGATGGCGTGGCGGGGCGGACAGGCCCGGTTTGCGCGCCGATATATTGGATTGTAGTAGCCGAGTTAGTGGTCGCCCACATCAACTCAACATAGTCGTTTGGCGCTAATTCCACAAACAGATTTAGCGCCCCAATCAAGTGTCCGTCTACGCCGCCATGACGGTTAGGCACCGAGAACTGGCTGTTGGTGTCGGCCACGTTCGTGCCGTTCTTCCTCATCCACACGTCCGTGTCGTGGATGCTGGCGTCGGTGTTGACGAACTGGATGCTGAACTGGACGTTGTAAGTGCCCGCCTCATGCACGAAGATCTTAGATTTGCACGTCCCGGTAATGGTCGTGGACGCTACGGTCTGCGACGCGCTGACAACGTACGTTCCCGTGCTGCCGTCCGTGCCGGTCGTCTGCGACACGATGTAGGTGCCAGCCGTGACGCCCGTGCCGGTGAGGACCATGCCGGGGTATATAGGGCCTGCGCTGACCGCGGTCACGGTCATGGTGGTGCTGGCGGGGCCGATGGACGCGGTGAACGTCGCCGTGCGGTTTTGCAACTCGACGTTCCGCTCTATTTGGATCGTGTCGTAGACCAGCGGATATGCCGTTGTGGTAGATCCGTCGGGCTGGTTTACGGTGCTGTAAAACGCCCCAAAAACAGGGTTAGGCGCCTGCGGCGTAAGCGGCGGCGTAAGAGAAAGCCCTTGCACCTGGCTTTGCAACACGGCGATCTGCGACTCTTGTGCCGACCCGTCAGGCGCCGCCAACACGCCCGCAAGCTGCTGGGCCGCGGCAAACTGTTCGTCCGTGGCACTAGGTGGGCCAACCTGAAGGTCTTGCAGCGATGTCCAGTTGCCGCCGCCGCCGGTCAGATTGAACAGGTTAAAGAAAAACCGATACCACTCCCGCGACAACAACCCGGTGCGGTCGTCGATAATAGGGACGCGCGGCGCCGGGATATTGGTGATGTTAGGCGGGCTAGGCATTGGTCGGGCTGGCGCGCAGTTCAGCGCCCATAATGGCTATTTTTACCGCGTCGGTGCCAGACACCTCGTACACGCGGTCACGGATTTTAAGCGTCATCCCCAGCCGGCGCCAGAAGGCGCGTTTGCCGTAATTGCCTATAAGGCCAATAGAGGTCCAATGTTCGTTAGACCAAGTATGGCCGCCGTCGTCCGACCAACGCATCATGACCTGAGGATTATAGCCGGGGGCCGCTGGGTAACTGGTTGTGGCCAGGTACATTGGCGGTACAAACGGAATGGGATAATCGGGCACATCGGCTATAAATTCAAAACCATCGTTGGCTTCGGTAGTAAGCTCTTCATTAGACTCGGTGGCTAAATTATTTTGCACGTATTCAGCTATCAATATATCGCCATCTTCAGCCGTTAAATCTTCAGCGCTGTACGCGGGGTATTGTTCAAGCCCCACGCCCGTTTCGCAATCCAATTGCAAGCTGTGGTGCGTCGTGCGGAGCAGCGTATTTTGGCGCGGCGGAAGCGCCCGCCAAGACCGCAGCCAGCGTTGGATGTCACCATTGTCGGCGTACACATCCAAGTCAAAAGCATAAATATTTCCGTTCTCGTAATCGCCGACGACAATTTCATTGTTAAACGCCATTTGGCAGTTGCTGCGATGGCGCGTAAACTCGCCGTTGGTCCAGCCCGCGCGCTCGTGCCAGGCTTGCGTGGCGAGGTCGTACACCCACGTCGTATTGGCCTGCGGGAAGATCAGCACATAGAACGAATGGCCGTCCTGCTGGTATGTGTAGCCAATAGCGTCAGACAAATTGCCGTATTGCTGGATGTGCCACTCAACCGCATGGGTTGAGATGCGTTGGCCGACGTAACCATTAGCGCGGTACACCATCCCGCGCCCGCGCGCGTCGGCGCCTAGCCAGAACACGGTGTTGTCCATTTTAGCAACGGAATAGGGCGCTGTGCAGCCAAGTTCGTTTGACGCGCCTTGAATGCGCTGAAGAGGAAAATCCGCGGTGCCGGCGTCGTACCAAACTTCGGTAGAATTGGTGCCGAACAGCCAGATTTCGCGGTTGCTGACTGTAAGAGACACAAGCCCGTCAGGCGAACCTTCCGCGCTGGCAAAGTCCAACGGATCAACTGACAAACCATCCAGCAGACTTGTTACCCACACCTTTTGGCTGTTGGGTTCGTTAAAAACAAAATACCCGTCGATATAGCCAACAGTGACTGCGCCGGGAAAATCTTCGTCTGTGATTTGCCCGAACACATTGGTGCTGGCGTTGTAAATGTAGCTTGGCCCGTTGGCGGCTACAAATAATTGCGTACCGTTATCAGACATGGATACAGGGCCGCTGCCGGCCACAATGCCCAGCGCCGTTGCGGTCCAAGAAGCTGTAATTTTGTAAAGCAAATTACCGGACACGGCGTACCCAAATCCGCCGAATTGCCATAATCCTCGAATTGGGCCGGCGCCTATTTCAGCAAGAAACCTTAAACCTGGCGCCCGTTGAAGAAACGCCGGTTCCTTGCCGCCTTCCGGTACAAGTTCCGGAAAAAGGTTGACCATGCGGCTGTCCGCAGCATTAACGCTGCGGGCCACATACGTTGAGCCAAGGATCGGCGTTTTCATAAATTACGCCAGCACGGCGCCGCGAAGCGACACAGCCCACCAATCAGTGCCAAGGAACTGAAGAATACAGGCGTCGCCGATAGCGTTGAACGTAATGGTCGTACCCGCGCCAAGGTTGGTAGGCGTCAAAATGCCGGTGTCGCCGCCGGCGGCCTCTGCCACATACACAATTACCTTGATCTGACCTTCCACGCCGTCCGCCAACGTCAGCGCGTTACCTGTGGCAGTAGAAGTAAATTTGGTGGTTAATTGCGTGATATTGACCGCGCCAGCGCCAGACAAGGCTTGCGCGCCGCCAACAATAGGGCCGCTAAAGGTTTGCGTGCCCGTAAACGTCTGCGCCGCATCCGTGCGCGCTATTGACGCGCTGGTAGACGGAAACGTCATGGTGGTAGAATCGGTGCCCGCAAGCGTAAGACTGTGATTAACAGTAAAAGTTTTGGTGTCCGCTATCGTTAAAGTAGCCGCCGTTGCCGGGGCGGTAAACGTTACCCGATTTATAGTTGTAGCGGTTGCAGCACCAAGAACCGGCGCCACCAAAGTAGGGCTAGTAGATAAAACAACATTTCCCGCGCCCGTAGAAGTTGTAACGCCTGTGCCGCCGCGTGCTACCGAAAGCGTTCCTGTAGTGCCCGCAATAATTGGAATACCAGTGGCATTGGCAAAAAGATTTGTGAACGTAATCTTTTTGGTAATGCTGCTTTGCACCAACGGGTAAACGTCGGTTCCGGAAGTTGTGGTGGCTTCAGGAAGCTGAGAGATAGCTACGGTGGTCATAATGTCACCTCAATAATTGCCGGCAAAGATGTTGTACCGCTGGCGGGTGCCAACGATGCTGTATGGCAGCGCCATGATGTCGTCGGGGTTGTTAATGCGCTTTAGGTCACGCTTAGAGGTCATAGCGATACGCTGGACCTGCGGAGAGGGTTCGACGC